TCAATGAAGCAAACGAAGTTTACAAGTCTGTGTATTACCCAGAAGCAAACTTCTACCTACTAACTTTTACAAACCAAAACATGACTTATTGTTTTGACATTAGAGGAACTTTAGAAAACGGGTCATACAGAGTTACACGCTGGCCCGGCACTGGTTTCACTTGTTATGAACGCAAGGACAGCGGAGACTTACTCATAGGAAGCGCACAGGGCATAGGGCAGTACACAGGTTTTCAAGACAACGGCAGTTCCTACAGTTTTACGTACTTCAGCCCTGAGTTGTCCTTTGGTGACCCTTCTAAACTTAAGTTTCTAAAGAAGATTAGACCGACGATAGTAGGTGGTAGTGGACTTGATGTACTACTAAAGTGGGACTACGACTTTGGTTCTTCCTACAACACAAGTATCATTACGTTGAAGGACCAAGCAAAAGCAGAGTTTGGCATAGACGAGTACACCGTAGGTCAGTATTCTGACGGTATCTTGACGTCTAAAGACGCTGTAAACACCAATGGCAGTGGAGGAACCTTGAGCATAGGCATGGAAACAAGCATCAATGGTAACGAACTGTCAATACAAGAAATCAATGTACTTGCACTAGTAGGTAAAACAATATGAGTAATTATACTAAAGTAACGGACTTTGCTGCAAAGGACACTTTGTCTGCAGGTGACCCTAACAAGGTTGTTAAGGGAACTGAGTTTGAAACTGAGTTTGACAACATTGCAACCGCAATAGCTACAAAGGCAGACACTGCTGGACCTACGTTCACAGGGACTGTCACGATACCGGCCCTGACTTTCACAGGTACGTTGTCAACAGGAACGATTAGCGGAGGAACCTACTAATGGCTGATGAAGATACAGGATCTAAATTCTGGGAAAACTTATTCGGTGCCGGTATTACTGCCGGTGGTTTAGCACTGGGTGCAAAAGCCTACGAACAACTGGGTGAAACAGGCAGAAGAGGCTACGAAGAACTAGCTGGTACGTATGACGAAGCAGGTAACTTAATAAGGCCGGGACTAGCACAGACACTTTCAGGTATGCTGGAGTTTCAACCGTACACTGTAACTTCTGCTACTGGCGGTCAGTTTGGAATGACACGAGATCCTGATACGGGTCAAATGACTTACCAACTAGCTACTTCTCCTGAAGAACAAGCCATGCAACAAACTTTGTTTGGTGGTGCAAGTCAGTTAGCACAACAAGCCGCTGCTCCTTATGATCCTAGATATGAAGAACTAGCTGAACAAGCATACGGTGGTGTTAGTGGTTTGCTTACACAAGCACAGCAAGCTGCTATGGATGCTGGGGCAATGGACAGAGCAGCTAGAGAAGAACAAGTCTATGGACAGCTTAGGGCTTTACAGTCTCCTGAAGAAGAACGTCAGCGTTTAGCTTTAGAACAGCGTTTAGCGGCCCAAGGACGTTCAGGTGTACGTACGGCTCAATTTGGAGGTACTCCTGAGCAGCTCGCAAGAGCTAAAGCTCAAGCAGAGGCTCAAAACCAAGCGTCTCTTATGGCTATGCAGCAGTCAGGTGCTGAACAACAATTAGCTCTTCAAAGGGCTGCTAATTTACAAGGTCTTGCTTCCGGTATGTTTGGTATGGGAACTCAAGCCAGAATGACTCCTAGACAGTTGCAGGGAGTAGATCTACAAAATATGTCGGGAATGATGGCTGCTGGTTACGTACCACAAGCACAATTGCTTGGTGCATTGCAACCCGGTATGACTGCTGCAGAACGCCAGAGACAAGCTATGTCGGAACAAGCCGGTGCTTATGGAGAAACTTATGTTTCTGGTTTACAAGCGTTGCTTCAGTCTGGCCTAGGACAAGCTGATTTAGCTGGTTCTTTAGGAAGCTCAATTGCTAAGACAGGCGTTGAAGGTTTGTTGGGCGGTTTGTTTAGCTAAGGAGAATATATAATGGCTAGGTTTGGAGAAAGTTTTTTACAGCAGTTAGGTAGACCCGGCTGGGCACAAGGTATGTTTGGCCTTGGTGAAGCTATTGGTGGCGTACAAGGTCAACTGCAGCAAAAAAGAAAGGAGCAGGAACAACTAAAGCGTTATGACCAGATCGCACAAATGAGCGAGCAGGGCTATGCATCAGCACAGTCAGGCGACGTTGCAAATGTAACTTCTACGATAGACCAGCTACAACAAACTAGAGAAAATGCTAAAACTTTGGAAGAAAAAGAAGCTATAGAACGAAGGATTATAGAGCTTCAAGGACTTTTACCCGGAGCAGAAAAAGTTTCTATAGGTAACAACGCCAGAGAACTTGTTGGTATTGAGGAAAAACTAAAAGACTCAACTTTAGATAGACCTACTAGATCAGCTTTAGAAACAAGACGTGAAAAACTTATGGGAGATCCTAGGGCTGTTCAGGAGTACCAAAAGTACAAAATGTCTCAGTGGAATTTTGAAGCGTCTCAAACTGAAATGAAGTCTAAAGAGTGGCTAACTACAAACTCTAAATCTATTGACCAAGCAATTCAAACTAATGACATGGAAGCTCTTGAAACTATTGTTCAAGGAGCCGGGGAGTTTTCTCCTGCAGCACAAACGTACATCAATGCTTCTCTTAGAAATGCAGAATCAATGGCTAAGTTTGAAGAAAACAGTATAGCAAAAACAACAGCACCTAATGTAGACTTCTATACAGAACAAGTAAACAATCTTCCTGATGAAATAAAGAAATCTTTGCAGCCTATTTTAAACGCTTACTCAGAAGCAGCAGAATCTGGTTGGAATGAAAAAAATAAAACATGGTCTTCAGGTCAACTAGCTAGGGCAAAAGTTTTAGAAAGACGGCTTCAAGGAGACATCAGAGCTTTTAATCAACAAGTAGCTTCTGCAGAGTATGCTTCTCGTGTATCTCAAGACAGGGAAAGAGACAAAAGGGTTAGGGAAATAGACTTGTGGTTAGAAACACCTATGGGTGTTGACTACAGAAAAGACGCAATTAATGAAGCTAGGAATAGAACTGAAAGAGGAGAAGTACCTACAGAAGAAATGATCAACGAAATAGAAATAGAGTTGTACGAGAAAACAAAGAGACAAAAAATAGCGGAACGTGCTGCTCTACTCACAGATCCTGATGCACCTCAAGAAGAAATACCCGTAGCGGAAGAAGTTTCTATAACAATAAACGGAAAAGTAACTACTAATTACGAAGTTCAGGAAAGAGCTAAACTTTATGGCGTAGAAAGAACAAAAAATGCTTTAAGAAAAACAGGAGCTACCGAAGAACAGATTTCTAAATTGTTTGGAGAAGCAGAAGTAAAACAAAAAACAGCAGAAGAGTTGGTAACAGGTGATGACTCTAGTAGAATTACTCCTGAATTTTTAGCGATGGTTAAAAAACAGCAACAGAAATAGAGGCTGACTAAATGAGTGACTGGCTTACTGAGGCTATTTTAGAAGAAGATGCAGAGACTGACTGGCTTACTAAGGCTATTTTAGAAGAAGACACAGAGTACAATGTCTTAAGATCTGCAACAGTAGACTTCCTTGAGTCTGCTATTGGTGCTGGCGATGAGCTTGACGCAACAGTACGTATTCTTTCTGGAGAAGCCTCTGGATGGTCTGAGGCTATAGGACAGTCTCGTGCAGAGCTACGTGCGTTTGAAGAAGAAAACCCTAATGCGTCTAGGGCACTTAGTGTGGCTGGTTTTGGGGCAGGTTTGTTTATTCCCGGTGCCGGTATTGCTAGGATTGCACAAGCTGGTACAAAACTCGACAGAGCGTTAAAGGTAGGAGGCTTAGGCGCTACTGAAGGTGCAGTATACGGTTTCTTGAGTGGTGAGGGAGAAGGTAGACTAACAGAAGCAGGTATTGGTGCTGTGGCTGGAGGAGCTTTAGGTGGACTCGCTGGCGGCTTCTTAACGAAGAATGTTGATGAAATCAAAGAAGCTACACGTAAGCTTGATGCCCAGTCTGCTAAAAGCGGAGGTACTCACATAGGTGGTGACCAAGGTTTTGCTAACGTAGGTAAAGCTAAAGAGTCTTCACGAGTTGGTATTACTAACGATACAAGCACAGACCCTCGTAAAATAAGGGACATTGAAGAAGGTTCTCTTATGGTCGAAAGACCGACTGGAGAAAGCGGTGTAGTTGGTAGTGTGTTTTTAAGCACTAGAGACTGGTTTGTTAAAAACGTGGGGGAAAGAGCAGCTAAACTTGCTGAAGACTCTGAGATTATGATACGTCATGACCAGCGTGAAATAGATGAAGTCTTTGACACTTCTTTTTTAAATGCTGCTGAAATATTTGACAACAATAGAGCATTAAAAGCTTTGTCGTTGCGTATGAACAGTGCTATAAAAAAAGACCGTAGAGTATCTTGGGAAGACTTTGCTACAGCAGCAAGAACCCCCGAAGAAAAACAAATGGTTCGACAGCTTAAAAAACAAGTTGAGACCCTTCAAGGTTTAGACTTTGTTAAACAAGGTGATGTAGACTACTTTCCTACAAAAGCCATAGAAAAAATACCTACAAGGGTAGGAAACCCTGATTCTTACGACAACCCTATCAAAGCATTGAAAGAGTATGCTGAAGATGTGTCATCAGCAAGAGCACTGGCTTCTCGTTTTAATATAGAAATAAAAGAACTAAGCCCTCCTCGTAAAGGACAAAGCAGGTTAAACGCTGTTATAGAAGCTATTGAGAAAGAAGCAAAAAAACAAGGGGCTTCGGAAGAAGTATCAGCTAACCTAGCTAACGGTTTGCGTTCACAGCTAGTTGCTTCTAAACAGGGTGGAAACACAGTAGGTGCTGTAGCTAGACGAGTTACTTCTGCTTCTCTTTTGGCTAACCCAATGAACGCTATTTTAAACTTAGCTGAAGGAGTAACTGCTCCTGTCTATCAAAACGGTGTATCTGCTTGGGCGAAGACACTTCCAAAAGCTATTTTAGCTACGCTTAATGAAAACTTTGGCGTTGCTAACAAAGGCTGGGTATCTAATAGAGAACTAGGATTAGACAAAGACTTCATGGGAGAAATAGCCAACGCCGGTAAGAAGTCAATGAATGACTCTGCTGAATCTGCAAGCTGGACTAAACTAAACGATAAGTTTGTCCGTGGCACAGATTACTTGAGTAAAAAACTGTATAAGTTTTCCGGTGTCCAAACTGTCAACAGGATGGGTCAAGAGATCTTAAGTAACTCTGCTGTTCAACGCGGTATTGACCTTGCTAACGACGGTTCTGAAAAAGCTTTAGCTAAACTCAGGAAGCATGACGGTATGCGTGGTTTAACAGAGGCTGAGTTCAGATCTACAGTAAACGCCTTGAAAGAGAAAGACCTCAGTGACCCTTGGATTATTAACTTTGCTGGATCTGCAATGAACAAGTGGCAGCCTGTTAGCGCAAGCACAATGCCAAAGGCTTTTCATGACAACCCTAATGGACGAATGGCGTACAGTATGTTGTCATACATGAACAAGCAAATGAACAGCTTGCGAAACGACGTTGGTCAAAACATACTAAGGGCTAAAGACAAAGGCTTGAACACTAAAGAAGGAGCAGAAGCAGCGAAAGAAGCTATGCTTAACTCTGCTAAGTACGCAGGTATCTTTGGTGTTGCAGCAGGTGTCTGGGACGACTTCAGAAAAACTCTTGATTTGTCTAACGACAAAACACTTGAGGACTTGATGACTCCTGAAGGCATAAGTTCTTCCATGATGAATCAGCTTGCGTCTAACATGTCAAGCGGTGTTCTCAACATCAGAGCAGAAGAATACGGTGGAAAACCTTTTGAGCCTATACCTGCTCCTATATCTGCTGGATTTAGGTTAGGCAGTGGTTTGTTTACAGCAGGTGAAAGAGCAGTCACAGGTGAGCCTGAGCCTCTTACTCCGTTATTACGTGGGGCACAAACGTACGTCCCCGGTGTTGCCAACGTAGACAGAGTGCTACGTATGACAACAGGGGAACGCTTGTTTGAAAAGTTAGGTTTACTAGAGGACTAGATCTCGCAACTGTTGCCAACACAGGCCAACTGTTGTGACCCTTCGGTCATGTCTGTTTCCTCAACGATGTCCCACTCGATAGTCTTAGGAAACTCCTTGACTAGCTTCTGGTACGTCTCCAGATCCACAGGCTCATAGGGTGCTTGCTGGTACGTGTGTTCTGAGTAAGGCAGGAAGCTGATGCCACTAACCTTGTCGAACTTGTTGTACAACCACTGGCCTACCTCTAGGAACTCGTCGTCTCTGTAGTAGCAAGTCATGGAAGGCTTGTGTTCACACCAGTAGTCCTGATACAGCT